TACTTTCCACGTACACTTTGAATGCCCAGGCGGCGAATAAGGTGGCAGGTGCCTGCCCCATTGCAAGAATACTTGCAATCTCCGTTCCGCTCAGGCTGCTTCCACTTGCATACACTTGACTCCACCGCGAGGCGTCGTACAGCATCCACATCGAAATCGCGAGAATGATCTTCCTCGTGATCTGGTAGCGGTCTAGCCATTCGCCCATCTCCTACGGACGGTCCATCTTCAGGTCCAACTTGTTCTCGATGCGGTCCAGCTTCGCGAACAGGGCGGTTTGGATGCGCTCCATGTCTTCCCGTTTCACGTACTGACCGGCGACCACCAACTGAACTTCGTTCACTCTCGATGCGAGTTCAAGATCGGCCTTCTGGAGTTCTCGCAACCCTTCCCAGACAACTCGCAGGATGAACGCAACGGCAGCCCCGAAGCCACCCATCATCCAATTTATCAGTGCCTGGTCCATGCGGCTCCTTTAGGCTGCCATCCCCATCAGGGCGATGATCTCGTCAATCGATAGAGTTTCACAGGCTCCATTATACGTGGAAACTATGGAGACTACTAGAGTGATAGCGGGAAGCTATAAAAGCGTCTGTTGGTGCCCACTCACCACTTATACCAATTCTGGCAACTTTGCCCGCGCCTTCTTGTTCTGCCCACGAGCGGTGCTCGGCGTCGTCGGCTTCACCTTCTGGCTCAACGTGCTTCCGTCATTCGACGGGGCATTGGGGTCACCTGCTGCCGGCATCGGCTTGTGGAACATCGTCCCCGACAACTTCAGTCCAGGCGGGGCCAACTGACCCGTCAGCTTCAGGCACGCCTCGTCATCCGTGATCATGCCAAGCGACAACTGCTCAAGCACGATCATCTGCTTCGTCTGTTTGAAGGCCAGCAGCTCGTTGTCCGGGCGCAGGTCAATCGGGTCGTAGCGGAACTCGACCACCACGTCAAAACCGAACAGGCGCGCCGACAGCGTGAAGGTGCGACTCCAGAACTCCTCAATCGGACCTTTCACCGCTCCAGTGCAGGAGCGCATGAACAGCATGATCTCCGAACTGGCGATGTTGCTGGACCCGCTGGCGAAGCCAAGCACCGTCCCGTTCGTCTTGCTGCCCGTGCTCAAGCGCGCATTCGCCATCGCCTGCAGGACTTCGTATTCCGCCGACAACCCTGAATTGCTCGCGTTCTCGACCTCGAAACCGATGGAAGACAGATAGACCAGGGCGTCCTGCGGTTGCAGCGAGTTGATCTTGCTCTCGACCTCGGCGATGATCGCGTTCAGTTCCTGTGTCGCCTTCTCCGGGTCCATCTGCGCTTCTTGCGTCAGATTCTTCCGGATCATCTCTTCGTCCAGGACCACTTTCTGGCGCGGGTGGATGACCTTGGCCACGATCCTGGTGATGTCGTTGGCGAACTGCTCGCTGTAGATGACCGGCTTGATCGCGCTCTCGATGGGCGACGTGCTGTACGGATTGAGTAGGTCCTGGTCCAGACTCACGTAGATGAACGTCGGGTAGTCCAGCGGAATCTTCTCGCTGCCGATGTACTGCCACGGGATCAGCGTTTTGTCGGCATCGGCCACAAACTTGATTTGGGTCGTGCTGATGGGCTGGACCTTGCGCGGAAGCCTGTCCTTGCCCAAGACAACTTCCCCGCTGCACGACCCATACAGCATCAGTTCCTTGGCCAACGACTCGCTGGTGGAACGAATGGATTGCGGCCCGGTAAAGCCATCAGCCGCATAATCAGGCAACAGGTCGAAGCGCGTAATCAACTGCTGCAAGAGCAAGGTGGCTTCCCGGTTGAAGGTGTTGTCCGGGTTCTTGGCCACCGCCGTGAATGTCTGAGGAAGTCCGAGGCGAAGATACGACCACACCGCTGCGGACAGGTCCGGGCTTGCGGCCACGAAGTCACGAATGATCGTGTTCGTGTCCGTGCCATTGCGGAGCGTTGTGGTGTCGGTACTCGCCAACCGTCTGTCGTTCTGGGGAAGAACGGCTGTCGACGGCTTGGTGGTTTTCAGGTACGACGGATAGGTCTGTGACCCCGGCTTCACCTTGGGGGGCGCAACAGGAGCCAATTGCGTTGCCGCGTCGAGACTGAAGAAGGAACGAAGGCGTTCAAACATACGAGGAACCTCTCAATTCCCCATATGTTATCACTGTGCAGTTATACAGTGTGAAATTATTTATGCATACGGCACACTACTACGCCAACTGTCTTGGTGGCTTAACCGTGAAAGCCGACACCAATTGCAGGTGGCCGCCCGATGACCCCGTCGACGTCTGCAACAGGAACTTGGCCAGGAAGGCGTAGCTTGTCGCGAACCAGAAGTGGTCGTCGGCATCGTCACTCTTCACCCACTTGAACTCCATGGAGTGCGAGCGCAAGCTCCACTCCTTCATGCGGCGCATCGACGTGCAGTTCTTCACAAACTTGTCATCGTTATGGCAAGACAACTTGGAGAACTGCCCGCTGCGGAAGAAAGCCATCAGGTTGTCGAACGTGGTGTTCTTCTGGACGTTGATCTGCTTTCTATGCTGAACCCCTTTCTCCGGGTTCTTCTCCCGCTGACTCACGTCGAACATCTCTGCGCCCGCCGTCTCGGCCCGATACACGCAGGCCCACAAGTTCGAGTCCATCCCTTGCAAGGCCAACACCGTGTCCGTGTAGGGCAGGCTGTCGATCACCGACACCCGGCAGCGGTAGAGGATCCTCAACTCCCTGTAACGATCCTTCAACTGCATCAGATTGACTTCTTCGGCATGAACCACCTGCATCGACCCGTCACAGGCCACGGCAGCGACGACGACGTGACAGATCTTGCCCAGGTCAACGCCCATGACGTAGGCGAGCGAACCTTCCATGCGCTCCTTGACAATCACGCCCCTGACCTCGTCAGGTGAGAGCACCGTCTCCTGAGAGAAGAATGGTAGGCCCAGGGCGAAATTGACGAAGTCGCCAATGTTCGAGTACGCCACCATCGAGCGAAGCAGATCGGTCGGCGTCACAATGAACGGAGCGTCAAAGGGCGACACCTGGAACCCGTCCGCATCGAACTTGTCTCCGGGATTCTCACACACCCACTCCCGATGCTCAGGGGCCAGGTTCGGCTTCTTGTGGCATTTCGGGCACTCGACGTAGGCGTTGTGGTAGTCCACGGTGTGGAGCGTGCCCCTGCTGATGTCCAGGAATTCTCCCGTGTAGTCGGGGATTTTCACATGGGTGAAGAAGTCCGGGATGAAGTAATGCCCGCAATGATCACACTTCACGAAATTTAAGTGCCTGCGCGAACGCATAAACTCCATGTCAATCCCTTTTCCGGGGATTGTGGGCGTGCTCAACTTCACCTTGAACTTGTAAGGGGAGTGTGTCAGGCGCGATTGGTACTGGCTGATCACTTCCGAATCGCTGAAGTCCAACTCATCATGAACGAGGCAGTCCGCAGGAATGGAAATAGGCGCATTACTTGAAGCCGCCCCCTTCAGATACAGGAAGGAGTTTCCAAACTGTTTAACCTCCACAGAATCCACACCCGTACAAACTTCCTTCAAGTAAGGTGACTCATTGATGACTGGATTCACTCGCGTCTTGGCGATTGTGGCCGCGAATGTGGCTGTCGGTAGCGTATAAATCGTCACAAAATTGCGGATCATCCCGCACATAGCCAAGGATCTACGAATGGACATCTCCGAGATCCCCACCTGACTGCACTTGCGAATCACAATCTCCCGCGCCGTGCTGTCCAGAATTCGCTTCTGATACTCATGGTTGAGGTAGCTGTACGGTTTCCCGCCAATATACGTGTTGTCCGAGATCCATCGACTGATCTCATCCAGGGCCGTAGCCTGTGACGCTCCAATCTGCAAGCGTTGCAAATGGGTTGCAAAAAGTCCTTTGTCCAGTACGCTCATGCTTTTCTCTTCCAAACCCACCGACTGTGCCCACAGTCAAATATCCGCCAGTACCCATTCATGCGGCAGTTGTCGGCCTCGCTAAGTTCCTCGTCAAACCGTTCCAGGACGTTCTTCAACTTGTGCTTCTGAAAGTCGTAGCGAGAGAACCTACCCGATTGCTTGCACCAGAAGTATCCCGGCTTCGTGCAACCGTCATACTCAAAACCCACCTTACCATAGGACTCCCCATCACCCCAACGCAAGTCCGCATAGGTGATGATGTTCCCCGGTTGGAACTCCCGTTGAAACTTGGCCAGCAACTTACCCAAACCACCAACAACCCGCAGCGATCCCGAACCAGAAACCCTTATCAACTCCCAAGCGTGACCACTGCTGAAACGACCAAGCCCGAAGGTTGCCACCATCACCAACTCACCTTCATGGTAAAGGCCGTAGCAAACCGCCGAGGGTGCCCCCGCCCCCTGCATGTGGTGCTCAGTCAGAAAGATGTACGCTTGCGCCCACACGATCTTCCTGCAGTCCGTCTTGCGCGCCATGAGGGTGGGGCAGTCACCCAACAAGACCTTGATGCGGTCCTTGACTTGCTCCGGGCTGTCCAACCACTCATCCTCAAATACTGTGACCAACCTTATCCCCGATGACTTGGCAAGGTCCAGTTTATCTTTGTGGTACGTGACCCCACCTTTCCTCGCTGTGCCAATACAGGCCGCAATACTCGATACCGATGTTGAACTTTGGCAGGTAAATGTCGATCTCTTTCCCGCCAAGCCGCTTTCGGTCCCGCTTCACAACCTCAATACCCAAACCTTCAAGCCACTCAGCAATCTCTAATTCCCCCGACGAAACCGAACGGCTACAAGCTGGGCAACCCGCTCCGTTCATATGGTTGGCAGCGATCTGTGCGAACTCACCGTGAGTCTTGCACGTGATCAACACCTGTCTCTTACTCGAAACAAGCGTGCTCAGGTCATAGTCGTAAGTATCGCCATGAACCTCTCGCGCCTTCGCCAGAAAATCTTCAGGATTCAACGACGCTTCCGCATTTCTCCGCAACCGCCCACACTCAAAGCATCCGTGCCCGCTCAAAACATCACAGAGCACAGACCAAAATTCCCCT